TTGAAAGCATAGATGTTGATGATCACTTTGCCACTGAATCAGATGAGATTTTTTGCGGGTGTAACACCTGCGAGGTAAGAGAGCAACTGGTTTACCTAACGCCTAGAATTATTGAGGCTTATAAAAAGGGTTACATTAGATTACTGGAGGACAAAGATGAGGCCGTCAAAGCTTAAGAGAGCTGTTCCACCCAGAGGAACTCTGGATAGTTTTGACGGAGCTAATTACTATGGCGTGTCTAAAGACGCTATGCCGGAGTGGATGGCACTGCAAAAAGCACAAGAAGAAAACCCTCACTACCCTTGCTTGAATAATCCATACTTCTATATGGATTACGATGGCGCTGGTGTGGAGGTAGAAAAAGAAGATGGGGTTGTATACAATAGATTCCTAAGTGAGGACGACATTGAGGCGCTGTGTTATGGTTGCCCAATACTAAAACAGTGTTATGACTTTGCCGTAGCAAACAATGAAAGATATGGTGTTTGGGGCGGTATTGATTTTAGCACCATTGACAATGAGGATAGGTTATTTTGAAAAATTTTGAAGAAGATCTTTCTGTGGTATTTACAGAAGCAGAAGAGTTGCTAATAAAAAAACACAAAGACTATGGACCAGCTAACATAGGCGGTGCTCCGGGTGGGCCAGTGAACGGCCTTCGGGTTAGGATGCACGATAAGCTTGCTAGAATCAATCACTTGATTGACTCCGGTAAAGACCCAGAGAACGAAAGCTTGCGTGATAGTTTCATAGATATGATGAACTACAGCGCAATTGGTTTAATGGTGCTTGACAAGAAGTGGCCTGAGAAATAGAATTATCCAAGGAGGATAAATGATAACCGATTCAAGAATCAAAGAGCTAACACTTGGCTTGTTCAAGCAAGAGTCTGCTAGAGACAAGCAAGTAAAAGTAGGAGCTTCCGACTTCTCAGATCCTTGTGAGTATCACCTAGCTAAAAAGCTGAAGGGTGTTCATGGTGGTGAGTTTAAGTATTGGCTTGGAGCTAAGATAGGAACTGCTACTCACGAGTTTCTAGAAAAACGTATTGAGGTAGTAGACACAGAACTGTATCCAGAGTTCAAGGGTGCTTTAGTCGAGGAGACTATTGTGCTAGGTGAGCTTGCTGGCTATGGAATCATCAAGTCTAAGCCGGACCTAGTTTTGGTTGAGGGTAATCACCTTGTGGACTGGAAGACTAGCAAGAGGGACAAGTCCAAGAAGCTACAGAATGTGATTCATGGATTATCTCAAGATTCAGACTCTACCTACAACCTTAAAAAATATTATGCTCAGGCTCAGATTTATGCTTGGGGATTAAACAAAGGTGGCACAAAGATCGACGCTTGCTCACTAGTGTTTATCAATCGTGATGGAACTTACGACCCGGATGTCTGGAGCTACACCTTTGATTATGATGAAGAGTTTGCTAGGTCAATGTGGAAAAGACTAGAACGTATCTGGGAAGAACTGCAGGGTGGTAAAGATCTCGAGGCATTCCAGCGCGAGGAGAACTGCTTTAACTGTAAGGTTCTTGATGCGGGCTAGAACTTTAATAGTATCAAGCGTTATTCTTGGCTTTGCCTTCAGGCTGGGCTTTGTATCAGTAATGTTTTTTTCCGCTGGAGAGGTGGAAAGCGACTGGCTTATGTGGGCACTGCTTATAATAATGTCAGTATCCCTCACGCGAGGGATCTATAGAGGTTACAGGGTGCTCAGGGTTGCTTTAGCTGTGAGCAAACCGGACTAGTTTAATACTGTAATTAAATATGTTATACTAAATTCCCTAAGGAGGAAGTAAAAGAAATGAGCGAATTCCCAAAACTGCCGTTTGAGCAGTTTATTAAAAAAGCACATCAACTCAATTCACCTAAGACCATCTTGGTTTATGGTGACCCAAAGCGAGGTAAGTCTTGGTTTGCGGCATCGTCAGCAGAAGTTGCTGAACTATCACCTGTATTGATCTTAGACACCGAGGGTGGCTCTTCAGCTATTGCTCGTGACTGGAAAGATGTAGATGTAATCGAGATCAAGTCGCACACTGAGATGGAAAATGCTATAAACGCATTGATCACTCAGAAGCACAAGTATAAGACTGTGGTCATTGACACACTAGGTGTCGCCATGGACAGAGCAGAAAAGTTTTTTGGCGAGAAGCCAGAGAACCGTAATAACAAGTTTGGTAAGTGGGGTGACTTGAAGGAGTGGGTAACAGACATGACACGCAAGTTGCACTCTTCTCCATTCCTTGCTATACTCGTTGCTCACGCACAAGATGAAAAGGATGACCAGACTGGAGCGGTTAAGACTGTTCCAATGCTACCGGGTTCTGCAAAGAACACCCTGCCTGCGATTCCAGATATCATTGCTTACATGACCGCAGAGTCAGATGAGCAAGGAGAAATCCATCGAGTAATGTACATGCAATCTTCTGACCGCCTTGTGTCAGGAAACCGCTTTGGTCTACCAAGTCGATTGGTTGACCCAAGTATGAAGAAAATCATCGACAAAATAAATGGAGGTACCAAATAACAATGACAATCATTAATATCAATCCAGAGGACCTTTCTCAGCAGTCTTCGTATGAGCCAGTTCCAGCAGGAACTTACAGCACAACTGTATTCGACGTTACTCCGACCGAGGTCAAGAGTGGCGACAATGCAGGCAAGCCTCAGTACAAGGTTCAGCTTAGAATCTCAGAAGGTCAGTATGAGAACAGACGCTTGTTCACTTACGTACCGCTTTACACTGGTAAGGCGTTTTGGAAAACTCAGTCATTCTTCAGTGCACTAGGTTACGACATGAAGGATGGACAGTTCAAGGTTCCGACACCTGCAGAACTATCCGGTAAAGCAATTGCGGCTAAGGTCACAGTTGTGGATGGTTTAAACGGCGAGGATAACAATGTTGCAGGGTTCTCAAAAGGATCTTCTGCGACTGCAACCCTATCGTCATTGGGCGCAAGTCCAGTAAGTGACGTTTGGGTCTAAGCTCAAATGGGCAAGCGAGGGGTGCGTCTCGTAAACAACGCACATAAGCCCCTACTGGGTAGCGTGTGTTTACTCTCCTTTCTACACGCAGACAGGTTCGAGTCCTGTCGGGGCACGAAAGATTTAGGAGAGGTACATGGAGATTAGAGACTTTCTAGAGTCGGTACTAGGCAGTGGTTCGGGTTACTCCACCATTGTAACTAAGGACGCTCGTGGTGTTCCGACTGTTCAGAAGTTCTTTAGCTACCCCGATGAGCTAGACCAGATGGTTGATTACGCTACCTCGATGAAGGATGAGGATGTCTACTTCTCTCCAATACTTTATTATGAAGAGCGACGCATACGTGAGAATGCAAAGACTGTATCTGTAGTCTACGCAGACGCTGACACTTGTGACCCATCTAACTTTAGAATCAAGCCGTCGATCTCCGTGGAGACATCTAAGGGTAGGTGGCACACTTACTGGATTCTAGACGGAGAGCAAGAACCCCAGCGTGTAGCTTTGATTGCAAAGCAGATTGCTTATGGACACAGGGACCAGGGTTGCGATGTGTCTGGTTGGAATCCAACAAAGCTATTAAGAATCCCGGGAACATCTAACAAGAAGTATTCTGAATCGCAACAGGTTATAGCTACCTCTACTGGTGAGGTATACAAGCTCAATGATATTGAGGCAAAGTATAAAGATATTATTGTAGACAAGATCCTTGACCTAGCTGACGCACCCATGCCAACCCAGCTACCGCTTACAATGACTGTTCTAGCTAAGATATCTGGTAATAAAGAAGTATTGTCTCTGTATCTTGATGAGCCAATGCCTAGCTCTGACCTATCTAAAATGCTTTGGAAGCTTGAGCTCGAATTGTTTAGGGCTGGCTTAACGACCGAGGAAGTTTTTGTTGTTGCTAAGCACGCAAGGTGTAACAAGTACCACTCACCACTAAGGGCTAAGAGAGCTGACCCGGATGGCGACCTCTGGCGTGAAGTGCAAAGAGCAGAGCAAGCATTTAAAGATAACAACGCACCTATACAACCTTTAGAAGATGCTGTTGCTGACATTGAAAAACCTGTTGACTTTTTATCTACAGACGAAAGAGCTATCGTAGCGCAAACACCTACCTTTGTTGACAAGTATGTCGAGTGGGCTGGTAAGAAAACTGATGGTGCGGTTGAGTATCAGATAGCTGGAGCCTTTACAATTCTTTCCTCTGCCTTCTCTGACATCGGGTGTGCCACACCTAAGTATGGAAAGATGGGTCTTAACCTTTGGTTCATGCTGTTGGGTGAAACCACTCGTAGCCGTAAGTCTACAAGTCGTAGCCTGATGCTTAGAATGCTAACCGCTTACGAGAAGTATGCTGGCTACCAAATTGACATCGGCTCTAACGCAACTGGTGAAGCCTTAGTCAAGCACCTTTCAGGCAGGG